GTTTAGTAAATATTATCATATCAAATACATTTACTTTACTTAACATTTTATTGAGTGCATTTCTTTTTTTCATAGAAGAAGCGGAAACTCCCTCATCAATATAAAATTCATATTTATAGTTGTTTTCTTTGCAATATTTTTCTAAAGCATCTTTTTGTGCTTGAATAGAAAAACCAAACTTAACCTGTTCCTCATGCGAGACACGGCAATAACAAGCAACATATTTCATATAAAAATACCTCCATTTTCTTTAATAAAATTTAATTTTACTATTGAAAATAAAGGCTCTTATATTGTATAATTAAAAAGTAATCACTTTCAATAGTGTTTATTTTGTGAGAATTATGTACTGTGTCGCAAACTAAGAACATAATTCTCTTTTTTTTATTTATTTTTCTAATTTTTTATTTATACTATCTAATAATTTAATAATCATCCAGTTTTGTTCTACAATTGTTCTAAGACAAGGGTCATCAGATTGTACTTGCCCAAGATTTATATTGTTAAAATTATTCAACATAAATATTATTTCTTTTAATGTTTTTTGGTCAGATATATTATATAAATCATATTTTTTAATAAGTTCTTCATAGTCTTGATTAAAAGATTTACCATTTATAATACCCATAGAATATATATTCCTTTCTATATTAAAATTCTCTTTTTAATTGTTTTACTATTCCAATAATTGTTACTGGTATTGATTTCATTTCTTCTTTAGTAAATATTAAAGGGTCATAATTAGTATTAAAAGGTTGCAAAAGTATACTATTATCTGTTTTCTTTCCTTTCTTAATTGTTGCTTCATCGCCATTTATAATAGCAACGACAATATCGCCATTTTCAAAATCCTCTTGTTTCTTTATGATTACAATATCATCTTCTATTAGAACTGGAAACATACTATTTCCGTTTTACTTTTAAAGCAAAGAAACTTCCACTATCGGCTAATTTCTTATCTATATCAACAGAACCTATCCAATTTTCTTGTGCTAAATAATCATAACCGGCTTTTACTATTCCAAGAAGCGGAATAGTAATGACAGGGTTACCAAATTCATCAATCTTTTGAAATTGTTTTTTATATTCATTTTCATCTAAATATATATTTTGCCCACTGTTCAATTGCTTTAATAAAAAATCCAAGTCCATATTCATTGCATTAGCCAATAATTTCAGAGTTTTAACACTAGGACTAATAGACTTATTAGTAGAAGGATTAACATTTTTTTCCAACATATGTATATAACTTCTACTTGAGCCAATTAAATTTGCAAAATCTTGCAATGACATCTGATGTTCTTCTCTATACTGTTTAATAATATCTCCTAATAACATTAAAAAACCTCCTACACTAGTATTGTACAATATATTTTACGAAAATGCAATATTTTTTTGAAAAAATGTAAAATATACTTGACAACAGGTAAATTAGTATGGTAACATATGTACAGTAAATAGAACGGAGGTGCAAAATGAAAACTAAAATTAAACATTATAGAGACCTTAAAGGATGGTCACAAGAAGAATTAGCAAGACAGTCAGAAGTATCTAGAACAACTATTTCGGGACTTGAAAATGAAACTATAAAGGTAACAACTAATACTACTATGGATAAAATTGCAAATGCGTTGGGAGTTAGTACGATAGAACTTTTTTATACATAAAATGTACAGTAAATAGAACAAAAGGAGGGAATAAAGATGCTTAAAAAACTATATACAATTTATGCAATACAGTGCGTAGATAATAAAAAAATTTATATTGGTGCTACAATACAAAATTTAAAAAGTAGACTGCAAACACATTTATCATTATTAAGACATAAAAAGCATAGCAATAAATTATTACAAGAGGATTTTAATAAATATGGCGAAAGCCAATTCAAATTTTATGAATTAGAAACAGAAGTACCTTATATAAATAAAGACAGAGAAAAATTCTACATGGATAAATACAAAACTTATATGATAGAGAATGGATACAATAAATTAGATAAATATTATACCAAAATAAATGACTTAAATATTATAAAAGGACAACCAAAAATATAAAAAATTATTAGTAAGTACTTGACAACTTTTGAAATTAGTATTAAAATGATTTCATAGTGAAAGGAGGCAATATGAAAAAAGTACCATTAACAATAAGACTACCAATGCAATTAAAAAAAGAGTTAGAGCAAATGTCAGAAAAGAAAGGGCTTACTCTAAATGCAATTGTAGTAGAAGCATTATGGAATTTAAAAAAATAAAATGCGACACAGTACAAGATGAAAGGAAGTGATTATATGTGAATTTTGAAAAAGCATATAAAATTTTAATTCAGATATTTTCAGAACAAGAAGAAGTAGAGATTGAAACAATAATAAAAAATAAGGAGGACAAAACAAATGAAAAAGTACAAAAGATATAACACAATAGTACAAGCTATTGCATTTGAAATGTGTTATGTAGGCTTGTTTATATATGCATTTATAAAATAAAGAAAGGAGGAATATATATGTGGTATTTCATAATGATAATGTGTATTGTAGCATCATTCTTAATCTGTTTGATACTTAGACAAATGATAAAGTATGAAGAATTAAAAGAAGAAAACAGCTATACGAACTATGAAATAGAAAGCATTATTAAAGAAATAGATAGAAAATTACAAGAAACAAAAACATTACAAGAAAACAACTTTATTAGAGTCTTAAAAAAGAATACTGAATTACAGAATTTCAAATCAGATGTAGAGTATTACATAAATAATTATTCAATAGTAGATGCACATGACAAAATAAAAGAGTTGTTATCTCGGCAAAGATAACAACCAAAATAGTAAATAATCTAAATAAATTATAGCAAAAAGAAAACAAAAAAAGCAAGAGGGAGGAACAAAAGATATGAGCTTTGTAAGTAAATTAGTCGAAGATTTAAGAAAAGAATATAAAGAAAAACAGGAATCAAAGACAAGTATTGAGCTTATGTATATAACAAGAGCGATTAGGAAAGGAAATAAAGGCAATGAAAAGTTTTCAATATAAAAATATGATTACTGGAGAAATTGTGATAGATGAGGAAGCGGAGGAATATGTAAAAGAAAACCTAGGAATACCAGGCCTAATTCCTAAGGGAAAATTCGGAACATTATCGCAAGAGCAAACAGAGTTTATAAGCGAGTTTACAGAATGGTATTTTAGCGGAAAATGGATAAAAGAAGAAGTTAAGAATGAATTAGATGGATAGGAGGGATAATCAAATGGCATTAGCTAGTTATGATGAGTTAAGAAAAGTAGATGTAAGCCAATGGGTAGAAAAAAGAGATAATGCAGATTACTTAAACTGGGCGAAAGTAGTGGAACTATTACACGAAAACGGAGCAACAACAGTATATTTTGAACCAGTTGTCAACGAATATACAGGAAGCAGCTTATTTATGACAGAGCAAACATTTACAGATAAAAATGGAATAACAAACAGAGTTTATGAGACAGCAGTAAGAATTGTTATAGATGATTTAGTATTTATACAAAGAGGGCCTGTAACCAATGGAAGTAATCCAGTAAAAGATAATTCTATGACTCAACAAAGACTTTGGAATTGTCAAACAAGGCTATTTGTAAAAGGTGTAGCAATAAGGACAGGCCTAGGTTTCAATCTCTGGTTAAAGAATGAAGGAGATGACGAAAAAAATAATTGGGAAGATGATTTATCAAAACATAATCTTTTCAAAATTTCTGAAAGATTACAGCAATTAGTTACAGCAAAAATTAAGCAAGGAATATCATTAGAAAAAATTGCAAGTAATCTAGGTATAAGTGAAGAAGAATTAAAGAACTATTTCACATATTTCAAAATATTAGACCGATTAGAAAAGAGAATAGGAGAAATGAAGGAATGATATCTTCACAGGATAGAAGTTACTATATAGGTGCAAGTGATACAAGCATGGTGGTAGGTAACTGGAATACAAAAACATTTGAAAATTGGTGGCTTGAGAAATTAGGGATAAGAAAGAATGACTTAAAAAATGAAGCTATGCAGACAGGAACAAATTATGAACATAAAATTTTATTAGCTTTAAATATTCCAGAGTTAGAACTGGACAAGCAGATAATAATTGATAGATTAAGAGTTAACTTAGATGGAAATACAAAAGACTGCATCTATGAAATAAAAACGTACAATATAGACAAACAATTTAAAGTGTCAAAACAATACTGGAGACAAGCACAAGTTGAAATGTATGCATATAACACAAGAAATTTATACATAGTAGCTTATGCTTTACAGGAAAACGATTATAAGAACTTTTTTAATGAAATAGATATAGATAGAGTGAAATTTCATAAAGTTGAATATGATGAAGAATTTATTAACAACGAGTATCTGCCTAAATTACAAATATTAACAAAGTGTTTGAAAGAGGGTGTTTATCCATGCAAAATACAGCAATTATAAGCGATATTGGCATTGATTATAAAACAGGAAAAGCTAAAATAACATTTTTATTTGACAACAGAGATGTATTAGAAGAAGCAGAAAAATTACAAGGAAATAAGTTGATTATAGATATAAAAAAATGGTTTAAGAAACGCTCTAAAAATGCAAATAATTATTTATGGGCACTAATTGAGAAACTATCTGAAAAACTTAATATAAGTCGAAAAGAAACATATAGAAAACATATTTATGAAGCTGGTACATATCAAGAATTATCTATGGAAGAAGAAGCAATGGAAAGATTTCAAAAGATATGGGAAGAAAAAGGGATAGGATGGTTTAGCGAAAAAACAGTTAATGAATATGGAGAAATAGTGCTGAGAGTATATTTTGGAAGTTCTACATACGATACAAAAGAAATGACTAGACTTTTAGATAGTGTAATTCAAGATTGTCAAAGCCAGAATATAGAAACAAAGACAGAAGCTGAGATAGGAAATATGTTAGAAAGTTGGGGGAAATGAGCAAATCAATAATACAAACAAATAAAGCAAACTGTTTTATATGTGGTGGACGAGCATCAGAAGAACATCATTGTATATATGGAACAGCAAATAGAAAACTGAGTGAAAAATATGGACTTAAAGTATATTTATGCACAGATTGTCATAGAACAGGCAGATACGCAGTACATAGATGTCATGAAGTAGATTTGAAGTTAAAGAAAATAGCACAAAAGAAGTTTGAAAAAGGATATCCGAAGTTAAGCTTTATAGAGATATTTCGGAAGAAATTATTTATAGCAACACAAGTTTTATGTGCAGACTGACGAAAAACGAAAAGTCGAAGAAGAGCTATAGGCAGCCACTCATGAGTGATAGCCACTTGGTTGCGAATTAAAAATAAATGTGGTGGCGGAATAGACAATATACGTTTAGTATGTATCTTGGTAAAACTAAACGGCGAATATAAGGTAGCCCGTAAGGACTATTATTCTCGAGATTATATTTGCTGAATGGTAATAGTAGACGCGAGTAGACACAAGATTTAGCATTATTACAAAGTAATGTAAGTTCGGTCATGTTAGGTGCAAATCCTAACCCACATGCCTCAAACGAGGTTATATATCTTAGGCTTTAGTAGTTGAGCCTTATCAACTACTAATATATATAAAGGAAATAAAAAAATGAATGAAGAAGATAAAATTTTTAAAGGAGCTATTTTTCTAAGCTCTGAATATAATAACCTTGAATTAAAGGTAGTTGGTTCTCCAATTGCAATATCTGGTATGATGCTTAAATTATTCAAAGATATAATAGAAAAAACACTATTAGAAAAATCAGATATAGAGATGATACTGAAAATAGCGACTGGTGAAATAGATAAAAATTCAAAAGAATATAACGAACATTTAGATAGATTAACATTGATGACTTTAAAAGAGAAAAGATAAATTTTTTCTTAAATTTACGAAAGGAGAAAGCAGATGGAGAACTTTATAAAGATAACTGAAGATATTTATTATGACATAGACAGAGAGAAAGAAATAGAAGATTATTTGGTTAATAAGGTATCATTACATTTATTAGCATTAAGTAGTGATGCAAAGATGAAATTAGAAGAGAGTTTAATTGATTGCGAAAGTCCTATTGAACAGTTGCTGTCATTAGCATTAGAAGAATTGAATCTAAAGCATATTTATAAGTTTAATCCATTTATAGATGTAGTAGAAATAGAAAAACAAAAAGAGATTGAATGTGAAAATAATAAATATAGAGTAGATTTTTTTATACCAGTAATTTATAAAAATCAAGAAAATAAATTTTTCGTAGTTGAATGTGATGGACATGAATTTCATCAAAAAACAAAAGAACAAGTAGAAAAAGACAATAATAGAATGAGAAATTTACAAAAAGCAGGATATGGGGTTATTAGATTTAGTGGAAC